TACAGATCAATTTAGGATTTTGAATGCTGAAAACTTTGTGGCATCTGTCGCAAATACAGCAAATTCTTATTATGCTTTTATGAGTTTATCCAATCCTACAGGATCTGGATATGGTAGAACATCCACTTGGAATGACACTGGTGGACCACCATTCCCAGTTGATAACTTCAACTATTCGAATCATGTTTATGATACTATGCTTTTTGGCAAACGTATCAACTCTTCCAATACAAGAAGACTTGTAAGAAAAGTTAACTGGGTTCAGGGTTCTACCTATGATTATTACAGACATGATGTTAGTCCCACAAATCCATCTCAAGTAACAAACTCAAACAGACTTTACGACTCAAATTATTATGTCGTAAACAGTGAGTTTCGTGTTTATATTTGTCTTGATAATGGAACTGCAACTGGAATCTCAACAACTCCAGGAGCTTCTCTTGACGAACCATCATTTACTGATGTTGAACCAAGTAGAGCTGGAACTAGTGGTGACGGGTATCTTTGGAAGTATCTTTATACAATCAATCCAAGTGACATTGTAAAATTTGACTCTACAGAATATATTACTGTACCAAATGATTGGTTGACAACTACAAGCACTGGTATCCAGGCTGTTAGAGACAATGCGAACTCTGAAGTTAATAACAACCAAATCAAAGTAGTTGCTATTGATGAACCTGGCATTGGATATCCACAGTTTACTGCTAAAGAGTTCCCAATCCTTGGTGACGGTCAAGGTGGAAAAGTAAGAATCACAACAAACTCTCTTGGTCAGATTATTGAAACACAGGTAACATCTGGTGGTTCTGGATATTCTTTTGGTAGAGTTGATCTTTCAAGTGAGAACTCTGGTATTCAAACTGCAACATCTGCTTTTGCACGACTGACACCCATCATTCCACCATCCAAGGGTCATGGGTACAATATTTACAAGGAACTTGGTGCAGATAAAGTTTTGATGTATGCTAGATTTGATAACTCTTCGTATGACTTTGCTGACGACACAGTATTTGCTCAAGTTGGAATCGTAAAGAATCCAACTATTCTGAATTCTGACACAGTATTTACTGATAACCAGTTCTCTTCTCTCTACGCAATCAAATACGAAACGCAGAGTGCTGCACAAGATTTGGTCATAGGAGACACTATTCAACAAACTGTTGGTGTTGGATCTACTGCCAAAGGAACCGTTGCTTCTTACGATACTGAAACCAAGATCATTAAGTATTACCAAGATAGAAGTCTTTATTATAATGTTTCCACTGGTGATGAAACCGATTCTATTGATGTTAGATCCAGATCACCAATCATCCAGTTTACATCTAGCTCTAATGCTATTGAGAAAGTTGGTGGATCTTTCAGTGTAAACGTTGATCAAAACTTTAGTGGAGTGACTACCACCCTTTCTAATGGAAGAGTAGTTAACCTTGGTGTTAACTTCACAGATGGTCTTTCAAATCCAGAAATAAATAAGAGGAAAGGGGAAATCATCTACCTTGACAATAGACCTTCTGTAACTAGAAACGAGAGACAGAAGGAAGACGTTAAAATCGTATTAGAGTTCTAATAAAATGCCACAGCAGACTAATCTCAACGTCAATCCTTACTACGATGATTTTGATCCTGCTAAGGATTATTATCGTGTGCTGTTTAAACCTGGATTCCCTATCCAGGCTAGAGAACTAACAACCCTTCAGTCGATTTTACAAAATCAACTAGAAAGTTTTGGTAGTCACATTTTCAAAGAAGGTTCTATTGTTGTTCCTGGCAACGTAGTATATGACGATCAATATTATGCGGTTGAGATTAATGCAACGCACCTTGGAACAAATGTAAGTGTATACATCAATAACTTTGTAGGCAAACGAATCATCGGACAAGAGTCTGGTGTTACTGCACAAGTTCAGTATGTTTTGTCTCAAACTAAGTCTGAAAGAAATAATATAACTCTTTATGTAAAGTTCATTGATTCTGGAACTGGTAACACATTCGCATCTTTCACAGATGGTGAAAATCTAGAAACTTTAGAAGCAGTAGATTACGGAAATACCACTATCCCTGCTGGAAATACTTTTGCAACATGTATCGCAGAAAATGCAAACTCCATTGCATCTGCAGCTCATATTGGTGCTGGTATTATGTTCCTTAGGGGAACATTTGTAACTGTTGCAAAACAAACTATTCTTCTTGATCAATATTCTAACCAACCATCTTATAGAGTTGGTTTAGTCATTTCTGAAACTATTGCTACAGCAAAAGACGATGCTTCTTTATATGACAATGCAAAAGGATTCTCTAACTATACCGCACCTGGTGCCGATAGACTGAAGATTCAACTTGTACTTGGTAAGAAGACTATTGCTGATACAACTGATGTCAACTTTATTGAGTTGCTCAGAGTTGAAAATGGTCAAATCAGAAAGATTGTAAAGAGCACAGAATACAGCATCATCCGTGATTATCTTGCAAAGAGAACGTATGATGAATCTGGTGATTATTCTGTAGAGGATTTTGAATATTCTATCTTCAACTCCCTTAATGATAGACTCGGTAATGATGGATTGTATTTTGGCAATCAATCCACATCCCAAGGAAACATTCCTAGTGATGATTTAGCATGTCTCAAGATTGGTCCTGGTCTTGCTTACGTTAAGGGTTACGATGTAGAGAAGAATGGAACTACTATTCTTGATGTTAACAAGACTAGACAGACAAAAGAAGTTTTAGCATCTTCTGTTGACTTCGAGATGGGTAATCTCGTTAAATTAAATCATGTAAGTGGTATCCCTAAGTTCAAGGATGCTGTACAACTTTATGATCAGAGAAAAACTAGCAGTGGAACACCTTCTGGAACTCAAATCGGTGAAGCAAGAGTTTACAGTGTAAAACCAGAGTCTCAAGTAAGTATTGCACTTACAAACTCTACAATTTATGATTGCTACTTATATGATATTCAAACATACACCAGACTTGAGCTGAACTCTACTGTTAGTGCTGGTCAATTGCCAGATACTGCTTTTATCAGAGGTCTGAGCAGTGGTGCGACTGGATATGCTACAACAGTTGGTTCTGGATCATCTCAAGTTTATCTGAGACAAACTGCTGGATCTTTTATTCAAGGTGAATCTGTAAGTATTAATGGTATTTCTACAACACCAAGAACTGTCAACAATGTCAAGCAGTATGGTGCTGGTGACATCAAGATGGTGTTCCAAGACAGCAGTGCTTTGTCTGGATATAGCACCGACTTTAGAGCAGACACTAGTTTAGATTTCGTTGTTCCTACTGGATTCAGTGTTGCCGATACTATTACTATTAACAATGCAGGTATAACTACTTCTGCTGGAAATAACTTTATTAACTTTAAAGTTGGTGACATCGTTAAGTATCAGAGACCTGGATTCTCTACAGCAACATTTAATAGAGTAAGTTCCATCACTGCAGATGGTCTTGTAATGACTCTGGCTGCTCTTACTAGTGTTGATGGTGTGTGTAATGGAGAACTTCCAAGTTCTTCTACTACTGTTCAATTTAAGAGGGGTAGAGCAAAGATTAGAGATGAGGAACAAGGATTCCTCTATGCCCCTCTCGATGATGGAAATATTGCAACCGTTGATTTTACTGGATCTGACCTGAAAGCAGTTGTTCAGGTAACAGGAAAAACAACTAACTCCAGTGGAGTATTGACATTATCTGCTTCTGATGTTACTGGATTGACCGATATTCTCTTCGAAGCATTTGATGAAGAGAGATACTCTGTCATCTATAGTGATGGATATGTTGAACCACTTCGTGATGATCAAGTATCGATTTCTTCCAATGTAGTAACTATCAATGGTCTCAGAGCAAGTCAATCTAATATCGTTGTCACTGCAACTGTTAGAAAGACTTCTGTACAAAATAAGCAAAAGGTTTATAACAGAGTAAGAACTCTGGAAGTAACCAGATCTAAGTACAGTAGTTCTGGTACTAACGGAAACAATAGTGTCAATGATGGTCTCACTAAGAGTCCATACTACGGTCTTAGAGTTCAAGATAAAGAAATCTGCCTAAACTATCCTGACGTTGCTAACGTTTTTGCTGTTTATCAGTCCCTTGATGAAACTTCGGTAGTTCTTGACACCTTGAACTTCTTCACCAATGCCGATATCAATGACAGTGTTATTCTGGGTGAAAATCTGGTAGGTTCCACTTCTGGTGCTGTTGCTAAGGTAGTAACAAAAGCAGCAAATCAAATTACTTTTGTTTATCTTAATGAGAATAGATTTGCCGTTCAAGAAAATGTACTTTTCCAAGAATCTAACGTTATTGGTCAAATCTCTTCTGTTACACCTGGAAGATATACAGACGTTACAACAAGATTTACCTTAAACAAGGGTCAGAAGAATCAATATTATGACTATGCTCGTTTGGTTAGGAACGATGGATATGCCGAACCAAACAGAAAACTGTATGTCGTGTATGATCATTACACTGTCCCATCTAATGATGAGGGTGATATCTTTACCGTAGACAGTTACGACGCAGCCAGATTTGCCAAGGATATTCCATTCATTGGCAACAATATGCAAAGAGCATCTGATACTCTTGATTTTAGACCAAGAGTTGATGTTTTTGACCCATCTACTGCAGCAGCATCACCTTTTGATTTCAAATCAAGAACATTTACAAGTCAACCAAAACTTCTTCTTGCTGCCAATGAAAGTTCCATCATTGGATATACTTTCTATGCACCAAGAATTGATAGACTCTATCTTGACAAACTTGGCAACTTTGTTTATGTTGAAGGTGTTCCCGACAGGTCACCAAAAGCACCTGAGAAAGTCGGTGATGTAATGCTTCTGGCAACACTTGAGATTCCCGCATATTTGTATGATGTTGAAACTGTTACTATCACGGGTGTAGATAATAGAAGATACACAATGCGTGATATTGGAAGACTTGAGGATAGAATCGAAACTCTTGAAGAGTTAACCTCTCTCAATCTTCTTGAACTTGAAACTCAATCACTGCAAGTTCAAGACGCAACAGGTCTTTCTAGATTCAAGTCTGGTTTCTTTGTGGATAACTTTAGAAATGGTGATTTCATTGATCCCAGATCGGTGATGCTCCCTCAAGATGGTGTTCTGAGACCATTCCTTGATGCTACAACACTTACTGGTCTTCTTGCATCTGAAACTAGTGTTCCAGAAAATGAACTTGATCTTGCTGTAAACTACGATCTTTTAGATTCAAACGTACAGAAGACTGGAAAACTTGTAACTCTGAAGTACAACGAAACCGAGTATCTGAACCAACCACATGCTACTAAGGTAGAGAATGTAAACCCATTCAACGTGGTTCTATACAATGGTAGTGTTGAACTGACTCCTAAGTCAGACTTCTGGGTTAGAAACATTTGGGCA